GCTGCCGAAGCCCTCAAGCACGCCGAACCCGAGTCGCTGGCCATCGTGACCGAGGTCAAGCGCGGCACGGCGTCCTACTACATCACCGAAACCCGATGAGCCGTATGATACCCCTGCACATCGCCGACCAGGCGGTGGCCAACTGCGAGGCCGAGATCACCCGGCTCCGCGAGCGTAACTATCAGCTGAACCTCAAGGGTCAGGCCATGGCCGGATACCTGCAGGCTCTGGCCGCCATGCCCGAGGTCAAGGACGGCGGCGAACTTCAGCGCATGATGCTGAAGGCCTTGGCCGAATGGGACGAGACCGCCGCGAAGGACGGCTGGAAGCCTCTGAACCGATGAGCAATCCCAAGCGATACGATGTCGGTATGACAACGGAGTTCAATCCTCACGGGTTTAACCATTCTTTCCCTAGGGTCTATGAAGCGGAGCAAGGCAAGTATGTCGAGTATGCCGACTACGCCAGGTTGCTGGCCGCGGTGGACGAGCTGAAGTCCCAGCCCGATCCGCTGACTGCTTACCTCTACGCCGCCGAACTGGCCAAGGATGACATCAAGCGCCTCAAGGCCAAGGTCGAGCGGCTGACCAAGATGAAGCAAGACCTTTTCGACTCCAACGACCAACAGGTTGAACACATCGAGCGTCTGACAAGGGCGGGGGACGCAATGGCTTTCCATTACCATCAGTTGGAACTGCGTGTCGGCAACTATTCATTCTCCGTCAAAGCACCAAGCATCCAAGCGTGGGAAAAAGCCAAGGGGGTGCAGTCGTGAGCAAGAACACGCATTGGCGTTGGCAGTTGGAGAAGGGTTCTTTTATGTCCAGCGATGTTAAGGATGAAGGACGACTTGTATGGGTTGAAGAAAGCGACTATCTGCTGATGAAGGAGTCGCTGGAAGCCGAGAACGCCCGGCTCAAGGCCGAGGTCGAGCGGCTGACGGCATTCACTACCCGCACCATCATCCCTAACAAGGAACTGCAAGCACAGGTCGAGAGGGTTGGAGCGGAGAACGCTCATCTACATAAGGGTATTTATTCCCTGTCGCTCAATGTTGCTCAACTCAAAGACGAGGTCGAGCGGCTGACCAAGGCCGGGGATGCGATGTCTGACCAACTACTTTGTGATTATGGTGACAATCCTCTTACTTATGCGTGGCACGCCGCCAAGGAGGGCAAGCCCCGTGCATAAGCCCATGCGCCCCTTCTCCATCGTCGCCCTGCTGCTCCTCGGCTTCAACGCCGCGGCCGCAGCTGAGGCCACACTCCTCGAATGCATCGCCGTCGTCGAGTCAGGCCAGAACCGCAAGGCCGTCGGGGCCGCCGGTGAACGCGGGATGTATCAGGTCGGCAAGGCCGCCTGGGACGACGCCAACGAGCGCCTGAAGAGGGAAGGCCACTACCACTACCAGTGGTCGAAGTGGCGCAACCCGACCGCCCAGGACATGATCGCGGCCGTCCACCTCCGAACCATTCGCGACAACTTCGCCCGGATCGGCGTCATCGCCCCGACCCCCGAACAACTCGCCCTGGTCTGGAACGTGGGCTGGTCAGGTGCGGTCGAACGGCGCTTCAAGCCCAACGACTACGCCCACCGTGTCGGCAATTTATTCCGCTCGCAAAAGGTTTTGACCCGCTGACCATCCCTTCATGCACATGGTTATAGCGGTCGACCCCGGAGCGAACGGGGCTTTCGTGTGGTCCGTTGACGGCCACGGCGTCGAGGCCCGTAAGATGCCCGACAGCGACGTGGAAATCTGCGAGCTGATGGCCGAGCTCTCCTGCAAGACGAAAAGCGTGGCGCTATACCTGGAGACGCCTTCGATGGCCGGCTACGGCCCGAAGATTCCCGCGGCCTCCATCGCCAAACTTCAGTTTAACGTCGGCGTGATCTACGGCGCGTCCGTCGCGATGGGCTGGCAAGTCCGCCGCATCGACCCGAAGGCATGGCAGCGCACGCACCCCGTCGGCAAGAAGGCCGACCACGGCGCTGGCTGGAAGAAGCACCTCAAGGCCAGGGCGAAAGAGCTCTTCCCGCAGACCGACGTCTACGACTGGAACGCCGACGCCCTCCTCATCTACGACTCCGCCATCCGCGGCGTCATCAACTAAACCCTTTCCCAACCTATGAAGAAATCCGCACCCAAGAACATCCCCGAGGTCAAGGCCTACGCCGTAATCCCCGGCACGCGCTACATCCTCCTCCACGACGGAGTCCTCGCGAAGCCCCTGACGAGCACGATGAAGCCCTCCGGCCCCGCCTACAACATCGTGATTGACGGCAAGGTCCGTCAGGTCCCGCTCTCCGTCCTCCAGGACTCCATCGACAAGCCGGACATCCGCGACCTGATCCGCAAGGACTGACGCCCCTCTCCCTATGCCTAAAGAACCTACACCCACCAACACCGCGACGGCCGACCTGGTCGCCGCCCTCGCGCAGCTCGACAACGTCAAGGCCAACAAGGTCAACGCGGGCTTCAAGAACCGCTACGTCTCCCTCGACGCGCTGCTCGATGCCATCAAGCCCGTCCTCCTCGACCACAACCTGGCGCTCGTCCAGACCCTCATCTCCGAAGAGGGCAAGGTCGGCGTCTCCACCGCCTTCCTTCACACGTCCGGCGAGCGCTTCGACTTCGGCCGTCTGATGGTCAAGGCCGAGGGCCTAGACGCCCAGAAGATCGGCGGCGCGATCACCTACATCCGCCGTCAGTCCATTCAGACCGCCTGCTCCATCAGCGTGGACTTGGACGACGACGGGGCCACGGCGGCCTCTGGCTTCCGTTCTGCGGCCGTTTCCCAGTCCGCCCCTGCCTTCTCCCCCAACCCGTCCACCTCCCGCCCTCTGACCAAATGAGCGACCCGTTCGACCCCATCGAGGCGGCCATGCGCAACCTCAACAACGCAAACCTCCTCGCCGCCAAGGACGCCCGAATCCGTCAGCTGGAGGAACGCCTGGAAGGGATGCGCGAGGCCGGCGACCAACTCTGGTACTGCGTCCGCCACGCCCAGCGCGTCCACCCCGAGGAACTCATCGACGCCGTGCAGGACTGGCAGGAGGCCCGTAACCATGGCTGAAGACCACGCCGAGTTCTGGATGAAGGCCTGCAAGCACGCTGAGGAACGCTCGGCCAACCAGATGCAGACCATCGCCGAACTGCGCTACGCCGGCAACGAACTGGTCCGCGTCCTGACCGACCTATCCGAGCACCACCACCTCGACGCGATCTCGTCGGCCGTGGTCATCTCGACCATCGCCAAGTGGAACCGCGCAAAGACCGGCCAATGAGCGACACCCCCAAGGGCATCGAGAAGATCGCCACGACCATCCGCGGCCAGTACGCCCTCCTCCTGCTGCTGGACGGCTACCCCTACGTCGAGATGACGGCACGCAAGCACGCCGACTTCCTGACCGACCTCAACGCCTGGAAGCGCAAGACCTACCCGTCCCTCGCCCGTTCGGTCGTCCGATTCTTTACGCTCGCTCCGAGCGGCGAGGTCAAAGAACTTACCTTCACCAAATGACGAACCGCGAATACCTGAGGAACCTTCTCACGCAACTGGCCGGCGAACTGGCCACCCTCCGCCCGACCTCTTTCGAGGGCATCGCCGGTGACGCCAACGCGCTCGCCGAATCCATCATCGCCGCCAACAACGAGCTCGACGCCCTGGACGCCGAGAAGATCGAGGAGGCCTATCACGTCAAACCCATCTACGACCGCATTAAGGCCGTCGTCGCCCATGAGCGCGTCCTCCGCAATCAGCTCGACCGCATCGCCCTCGCGGCCGACAACGCCATCGACCTCTGCAACCTCATCTCGGCTCACGTCGAAGAGCACAACCCCGGCGACGAAGAAGACGCCGCCCTCTGACCTTTCCACCCAAACGCACACCCATGCCACAGATCCACGACCGCAAAGAATACCGCGCCTACCCGGCGCTCAACCAGTCCGCCGCGAAGGTCCTCATCGCCAACTCGCCCGCGCACTATCAGGCCTACATCAACACGCCCCAGGAAGAGACCAAGGCGCTGCGCTTCGGCACGTTCGTCCACGCGGCCGTCCTTGAGCCCCACACCCTGAACGACCTCTACGCCACCGCCCCGGACGTGGATAAGCGCACGACGGCCGGAAAGCAGGAGTGGGCGGCCTTCGCCACGGCCAACGCCGGCAAGACCATCCTCGACGCTGAGGAGTCCGCCATCGGCCATCTCGTCGCCGCGTCCGCCCGCCACGCGCTGAAGGCCCACGGCGTCGTCTTCGACGCGACCGAGGTCATGTATCATGTGGACTACTGCGGCGTCCCGCTGAAGGCCGCCATCGACGGCGTGGCCGGCGACTACCTCTGGGACATCAAGACCACCGACGACGCTTCGGCTGCGGGAATGCTCAAGGCCATCCGCAACTACCGCTACAACCTCCAGGCCTATTGGTATCGCCTCGTCTACGAACTCGCCACGGGTCGCCGCCCCCTCGGCTTCCGTTTCCTCTTCGTCGAGAAGGAGCCGCCCTTCTCCTGGGCGATCGCGGAGGTCGGCCCTGAGCTGATGTCCTACGCCGTCTCCGATTTCGAGAAGGCCATCACTCTCTACAAGGAATGCAGCGCCACGGGCGTCTGGCCGTCCTACCCGGAGGAGGTCCAGGTCATCGACATCAAGTCCACCACCACCGCCGCCCCTATCAACTTCGCCTAACACATATGAACCTAATCAAAGTCACCCGATACAACGGAAACCACGACGTCTGCTACGTTCGCGTAGACACCATCACCGGCGTCGCCCACTACTCGCCCGACAAGTGCACCATCATCTACGATGGCAGCGACAGCGCTTACTACGTCAGCGAATCGGTTGAACAGGTGCTGGCCATGATGAAGAAAGGCCTCCCTGCTAACTACATCAACATCATCACGCCGTCCGAATCTGCCTAACATGGAACCCAACAACGAAAAAATCCCGCTCACCACGATCAGCCAGAGCGGGACGTACAAACTCAAGCTCATCCGCCCCAAGGGCACGGACAAGGTCAAGGTCTGGGAAGACGGCACGTCCTCGTGCCGCCTGTTCTTCCTCGACGACAAGGGCTTCTGCCTGAGCAAGAACTTCTCCAGCAAGTACGGCAAGGCGCTCGCCATGCTCGTCGGCAAGTTCTCCGGCAAGTTCACCAACGAGATCAGGCTCGACGCGACTCCCGCCGAGTTCCTGGAATACATCGGCCCCGCCTGCGGCCAGACCCTGCTCGTCGGCGTGGAGGTCGAAGAAAACGGCGAGTGGCAGGGGAAGCCTCAATACAAATACAAGCTCTCGTATCCCCGCGGCTCCCAGAAGCCCACGGTCGCCGAGCCCACGCCCGAGAACCCGCCCTTCTGATGGACAACCACGCCAAGCTGCGTCAGGCCCTCGTCGAAGCCCTGCTCAAGAACCCTGACATCAACCTCCGCCGCGTCAGGCGCAAGGTGAAGATGTCCGGGCGACAGACCCGCATCGCCGCACGCATCGCCAAGGCGCTGCGCAAGGCCAACGAGGCCGCCGCCTGATGGAGCCCATGTCCGCCCCGACCCTTGTCCTGATCTCCGGCTTCGCAAGGGCGGGGAAGGACACCCTCGCCGAAGGCATCCTGGAGTGGTCTCGCCGTCCGTCGCGCAAGACCTCCTTCGCCTCCCATCTCAAGGACGCCGCAAACGACTTCCTCTGGTCGCTCAACATGGAAGGGGACTTCCATAACGACGCGTTCAAGACGAAGCATCGGGACGTGCTCGTCACCCTGGGCAAGTTCGCCCGGTCCCTCAACCCGGACATCTTCGCCGAGAACCTCGCCCACTACGTCCCGATCCAGATGACGCCCGACGAGGTCGCACCCGAGACGGTGGTCTGCTCCGACTGGCGCTACATCAACGAGCTGCGCGTCTGCCAGTCCATCCTCTGGGGCTTGGGCTGGAAGGTCCGCACCGTCTACGTCTCAACGGCCGGAGTCGGCCCCGCCAACGACGAGGAACTCGACAGCATCTGCGAGATAAAGCAGTTCCATTCGTTCGACCAGGAGTTCGTCTTCGCCCCCAACTCCCGCCAGTGCATCCTCGCCGAAGGCCGCCACCTCGCGAAGACATGGAACCTCTGAACCTAGGCGAGGCCATGTCGGCCGACGAGCGGATCGCGTGGGCCAAGCGCGCAGGCCTGACCGAGGAGCGTATCGCCTTCCTTCTCGCCTGCCCGAAGTTCACGCGCACGGGACGCAACGACAAGCCGGCCTTCATCAAGACCGAGAACCCGAACCACCACCTACAGAAGCTCGGCTCCTGCTGGTGGCTGCGCATCCGTCGGCGCAAGACCGACATCCTCCACAACCTGGGCAAAGACCTGGAGACGGCACGCCGCCACCGCGACGAGATGCTTGCGGCCTACGACGCCGGCCTGCCCATCCCTAACCTCGAAAGCAAATGAGCACACCTATCCGCTTCGTAGCCTTCGGGGATAACCACGGCGACATGGCCGACGAGAACGCTGTCGAAGCCCTTTGCGAGTTCATCAAGGACTATAAGCCCACCGTCCGCGTGCACCTAGGCGATGCGTTCGATTTCCGAAGCCTGCGCCGTGGGGTCGGTAACGATGCCGAAGGCGCTGAATCCCTCATGGCCGACATCCAAGCCGGCGAAGACTTCCTCGAGCGCACGAAGCCCACCGTCTACCTGATGGGCAACCACGAGCACCGCGCCGTCGCCCTTCAGCATACCTCCGGCTCTGCCCTGGTGCGCGACTACTGCGCCGATCTGGAGGCCCGCATCAAGACCGCCGCGAAGAGCTGCGGAGCGAAGACCATCCTCCCCTACCACGCCGAGAAGGGCGTCTACCGCCTCGGCCCCGTCGCCTTCATCCACGGCTACGCCCACGGCCTCAACGCCACCGCCGAGCAGGGCAAGCACTACGCCGACCGTGGCGGTGCCCTGATCCATGGGCACACCCATACCCTAAGCCAGGTCAACCTGACGAAGGCCCAGGGCGGAGCGGCATTCTCCGCCGGCTGTCTCTGCCAGAAGGACGCGATGGCCTACGCGTCGCATCGCCTCGCGACCTCACGCTGGGGCTCGGGCTTCGCGGCCGGCTGGGTCGACGGCAAGGACTGGAAGGTCTGGCTCGTCCACCGCGTCGGCTCCCGATGGGTCTGGACGACCGACCTCAAGGTATTCACCCCGAAGAGCAAATGAGGCGCGTACTAATCGCCTGTGAAGAAAGCCAGACTGTATGCAAGGCTTTCAGGGCTAAGGGATTTGAGGCATTCAGCTGCGACATTCAAGAATGCTCTGGAGGACATCCAGAATGGCACATAAAGGACGACGTGATTAAACACATCAACGCAGGATGGGATTTGATAATAGCCCACCCTCCTTGCACTTACCTTAGCAAGGCCGGTGCAAGATGGCTTTATTCTGGCGGAAATCTTAACCAGCAAAGGTTTGCATTAGGACTATCTGCGAAGGATTTCTTCAATGCCATGCTTAACGCTAACGCAAAGCATATCGCAGTTGAGAATCCTACTCCCATGAAGGTTTACGAACTACCTGACCATACTCAGGCAATCCAACCTTGGCAATTTGGTCACCCATACTCAAAGCGCACTCTTTTGTGGCTTAAGAATCTGCCAATGCTAGTTCCCACTAATGTCATTAAAGAGCACAAGCCATACCTGCCTTCTAATACTGGGGGAAAGAAGCGTGGGCATTCTTACTCAATTGGAGTAAGCAAAAACGCCAAACAGAGCAGCAAGACCTTTGAAGGCGTTGCCGAAGCAATGGCAGATCAGTGGGGGGCTGTGCTATGAAACGCTTCGACCCTCTCGCCCTCATCAAGGCGCTACGCTCCGAAGGCGATATTCCCCCGCCGAAGGGGTGGTACACCGTAGACCAGATTCGCGAGGAGCTACGCATGGCCCACGTCCGCAACGCATCCTCCCGAGCCCTCGACCTTCACCGACGCGGCCTCCTGGAACGGCAGCCCCATCAGTTCAAGGCCAAGACCGGCCAATGTCACCGGGCATACATCTACCGACCTGTCAGCCCCTACCGCACGATCCGCGAAGCCGCCGAGCGCGTCTTCGAGCACCAGGAGGATGTCGTCCCTAAGGAATGGGTTAGAATCGTCGACGTCGCCGTCAAACTCCGCATCTCCGACGTGGCCGTCCGAAGCCGCGTATCCCGGGCAGGACTGAAGCCCAGGTACTTCAAGACCCGCCGCGGCATCATCGGCCTGCACCGCAACGCCTACTACCACAAGAGCGCCGTGCTGGCCCTCTACCGTTAAAACATTTGACCACGCCGACGCACATCGGCACAACCCCACTCCCTCCCTATGCCTCTCCCATCCGCCATCGAAGCGGAACGCCACCTACTCGGCGTCCTGCTGCGCGATGCCCTCCCTCTCCCTGAAGGCCTGATCCCTTCTGACTTCCACGAACCGAAGCACCAGGACATCGCCGCGGCCATCAAGGCCATCTCCGAAGCCGGCACGCCGCCTGACGAACTGGTCGTGACCAACAAGCTGCGCGAGGCCAAGTCGCCCGCCGAAGCCCACTACATCTCCGAACTGACGACCAACGTCGGCTCGTCCCTCCTCAACCCTGGTTGGGCCGACCTCATCAAGCGCAAGGCCGCCCTCCGTCAGATCAGCCTCACGGCCTCCCGTCTCCTCGACCACGCTAACGAGGAAGGCGCTGACCCCGAAGCCCTGGTCGCCTTCACCGAAGGCTCCCTCAAGGCCGCCAAGGGACGCACGGCCAAACGGGACACCGCCGAACTCATGCCCCTCTCCGTCCTGCGTTCGTTCGACGCGGACAACGACCCCACCTGTCTCGTCGGGAACCGCTGGCTGTGCAAGGGCGGCTCCCTGCTGCTCGTCTCACAGTCAGGCGTCGGCAAGTCGTCCTTCACCCTTCAGCTGCTTATCTGCCTCGCCATCGGCCGTCCCTTCTTCGGCATCCAAGCCAAGCGACCCCTACGCATCGTCATGGCTCAGGCCGAGAACGACGCCGGCGACGTCGCCCAGGCCTTCCAGAGCATTTGCCAAGGCCTCATGCTCTACCCGGACGAGGAACGGCTCCTCGACGAGAACCTCCACGTCTACCGCGACACCCACTCGGTCGGCCCTGCATTCATCGAGCGTATGCGCGAACTCATTATCCGGCATAACGCGGACTGGTATACTTGCGATCCTCTCATGAGTTTTTGTGGGATAGAGGTCTCCGATCAGAAGCAGATGACCGAGTTCCTGCGCCACGGCATCAACCCGGTCCTGGAAGAGACGGGGGCCGTCTTCATGGCCGTGCATCATACGACCAAGCCCCGCTCGGCCAAGGACAAGGAAGGCCAGACCGTCGCCGACCTCGCATACGCGGGGAGCGGGAGCTCAGAACTCACGAACTGGGCCCGCGAGTGCGCCGTCCTCCAGCGCTGCCCAGGAGACGAACCCGTCTTCAAGTTCGCCCTGACCAAGCGCCGCGGCCGTGCCGGCCTCAAGGACCACGCCGACGACTTCGCCAACGAGATCACCATCCGCCACGCCCGCCAGAAGGGGGTCGTCCGATGGGAGTATGCTACCCCCGAGGAGGCCACCCCCGCCCAGAC